ATGTGCGGACGTTTTGCCCAATCACAGACACGCGAAGAATACTTGGCTTATCTTTCAGAAGAAGCCGAGCGCGACATCGCATACGACCCTGAGCCGATTGGGCGTTACAACGTGGCGCCGGGGACTAAAGTTCTACTCCTGAGCGAACGAGACGAACAGCTACACCTCGATCCGGTTCACTGGGGTTACGCACCCGGGTGGTGGGATAAACCACCCTTGATTAATGCCAGGGTTGAGACCGCAGCCAACAGCAGAATGTTTAAACCTCTGTGGCAGCACGGTCGTGCGATATGCTTTGCCGATGGCTGGTTTGAATGGAAGCGCGTAGGAGACAAGAAGCAGCCTTACTTTATTCATCGCGCCGACGGCCAGCCAATCTTCATGGCGGCGATCGGCAGCGTGCCTTTTGAGCGCGGCGACGAAGCCGAAGGGTTTTTGATAGTGACCGCGGCAGCAGATCAAGGGCTCGTAGATATTCACGACCGCCGGCCGCTGGTCATGACGCCGGAAGCAGCTCGCGAATGGATGCGGCAGGATATAGGGGGAAAGGAAGCCTCTGATATCGCCGCCGATGGCTCAGTGTCAGCAGATCATTTTATATGGCATCCTGTTTCCCGTGAAGTGGGCAATGTGAGAAACCAATCTAGCGAACTGATAAATAGCATCTCTATTTGATGCTTATTAAGAAGGCGACAGATATAAGAAATGCCACATAAAATAGTGCTTGCAACACTAAACATAAACTTTGATAAACTACGCATGTCACAGCACTTCGATTACCATGAAGCTTGTCTTTGCCTATCTTATCAAATGTCTTTTTTATTTTTTTTCTCAAGAAACCAGTAGGATATAAGTTCATGTAATCATTATAGAATTCATTGACATCTACATTTTTATCACTAACACAATTTATTTCACTCCCTATTTCATCTCGTTCCTTACAGTGCTCATGGTATTTCTTTAACTCTTCTGCAGAAATCTGAGCCATACGAATGCTAACTGCAACTGACGAATGCACCACTATAGAAAAGTATTTTGCTAAAAAACCAAAAATCGCAGACGCGCACAAAAATAAAACAATATATTTAAATCCGCCTATGCCAGTGTATGGAGTTACCTTATCAATATTCGCAATAATCAATGCAGCCGTACCGCCAACACCAGCCAATAACCACATACTAAACTTATCTAAAATAGATGTTATCTCGCTTGTGGCCAAACTAGCTCCATTTATCATGCCACTATGAAAGTTATTGTGTATTACCTCATCCCATTCCTCAATGGCTTTTTTTAGTTTTTCTTCTTGCATTTATTCCTCTGGATTGAAATTTAATTTATAGGCATAAACTCTTATCGTACTGAAAGAATATCTGAAAATCGAGTTGTATACCTCGGCGAAAGCATTTCCCGTTTCATCTGCCAGACAGTCTGGATCCCCTGCCCTGCAAAATACAGAGTTCCTCTTCCGCCTTTCGCATTGAGATGGTCGAGAACTTCCATCAGTTTCTCGCTATTCTTCCGTGGTGCGTTGTCGTCGAAGAGGTTGAGCTGGGCCACGCCCTGACTGTAGAAATCCCCCAGCATCACGCCTGCTTTCTGATAGCGATGTCCGTCTCGCCATATTGCATCGAGGCATTTCGTCGCCGCGGTGATAATGTCCCGGCTGTCCTGGGTTGGCGTTAGCAGCTTTACCGATGCACTGTTCCCATAGTACGGCTCGTTCAGCGCAAAGGGGCTGGTTTTGACAAATGCCGAGATAAATCTGCAATACTGGTGCTCACCACGGAGTTTCTCCGCTGCACGTGAGGCGTAGCTGCATATTGCCTGCCTCATCTCATGGTATTCCGTGATACGACCGCCGAACGAACGGCTGCAAACGATTTCCTGCTTTACCGGTGCGAACTCCTCCAGCCCGAGGCATGGTTCGCCACGCAGCTCCCGCACGGTTCGCTCCAACACAACGTTGAAGTGTTTCCGGATAAAACGGATATCGGTATCAGCCAGTTGAAGCACTGTTTTAATGCCCATAGCCTCCAGTTTTTTACTGATGCGGCGCCCGACTCCCCAGACCTCATCCACCGGAAGCAAAGCCATCAACTTCCTCTGCCTTTCCAGATTAGACAGATCCACAACTCCTCCGGTCTGTCGCTGCCACTGTTTCGCAGCATGATTGGCCAGCTTCGCCAGGGTTTTAGTCTGGGCTATGCCGACGCCGACCGTGAGGTGCGTCCTGCGCAGAACCGTCTCGCGAATTTCCCTGCCAAAATCGGTAAGGTCGCGACAGTTACGAACACCAGTCAGATCGCAAAATGCCTCATCAATACTGTAAATTTCGCAGCGTGGAGAGAGTTCCTCCAGCGTTGTCATCACTCGGTTGGACATATCAGCATAAAGCTCATAGTTGCTGCTAAACGCGATAATACCGTGCCGGCGAAACATGTCCTTTTGCTTGAAATAAGGCTCCCCCATTTTGACGAAGGGCTTCGCCTCAGCAGAACGAGCAATAACACAGCCATCATTGTTTGACAGAACGACCACCGGCCGCCCCTTCAGGTCAGGACGGAAAACAGTTTCGCAGGATGCGTAAAATGAGTTCACATCGCAAAGTGCAAACATTTCAGCCAGCCGATTTGATGATGTAAGTTACGACCCCGAACACATCGAGAGTATCCACGCTACCAACGACTATCGGCGAATATGCAGGGTTCATTGGGTTAAGCTGAACCCGCGGATGCAGCTGCAGCTTCTTAACGGTAAATTCCCCATCCACAGCAGCAATAACGATATCGCCATGAACTGCTGTCCTTGAGCTATCCACAACCAGAAGATCCCCTTCCCCTATGCCGGCGTCTTTCATGCTGTCGCCGGCGGCTTTGACAAAATACGTCGCACTGGGGTGATTGATTAGTAACTCATTCAGGTCTATGCGTTGCTCAACGTAATCCTGTGCAGGGCTTGGAAAACCACATTGCACAAGGTCACTGTACAACGGGATCAGCATGATCTCACGTAACTCAACGGGCGTATAAAACTGCATAATTGACTCGCTCAGATTAACACTGTTTTTATATACAGTAGTTTTAGCAGGGCGACAGATCAATATAGGTTCTGGCTATCAATTTATGTCATTGCCGTAACACATTGATGTAACGAGTGAGGTAAGTCTTAAAGTGTTTTCAGGCCTTAGCTCTTTGATGGTTTTGCGAACAATGCGAGGTTAAAATTTTTCAGCTATGGCAATGCATTCATAGCAAATTGCTCACCTGCGATCTCTTGCATACGGTTCGCAGGTGAGCAAACTTAACCGGCTGGAAAATATTTATAAATCGTCTTCACCCCCTCCTATTACATCGGCTACCGACCCAATGTTTTAACTGCTCAGACCAGAAATATCTGGAAGCTTTAGGCATCTTCTTGGAAGATAGATGAGCGCAAAGACGCACACAGCAATGATGTTATGTAGTATTTTCCCCTTGAGTGTGCCTGCTCAAGGGGATTTTTTATCGCCGTATTGTACTGGCAAATATTTGTAAATAGTCTTCACCCCCACGCCTGTCACATCGGCCACACGCGACTGGACAGGCGGTTAGTCCGGTATGTTTCTCGCGCTACTACTGCTTACGTTAACGTCTGGTAATGATCTAGCGGCGCGACGTAAAGCGGCGTTGAAAGCAATTATAGTGACCGGCCGGCGTTGGTACTTCACACGGTTAGAATGGCTCTGAAATAAAAAAACATCTTCTGGATAGCGTTCTCTTCTACGAGCAATGATCCCCTCCACTGGAGGGGTTGATTCAACACGTAGCGCCTTCAGATGTCCCGGTTCCCGTATCATTATCGAACAACCATCAATGTCATCGTAACGGAGTGACAGCAACCTTCCCGCACTTAAACGTGTGTAAAAAATCAACGCCCACAAATCAGCCCATGTATCGGACATGTGCATAAGGTTATGGTTAATAGTTAGAAAATCTCTAAAACTTATTATTTTCTTACTCATCACAAACAAACCAAACTGTTTTCAAAGCTGAATGAATTGATTAAGCCAAACGTAACATATCAGGAAAAGTAGTGAAATCTTTGTCTTCAAGTCGCCGGGAGGTACTTGTAGATTGTTTTCACGTCTACACCTATTGCATCGGCTACCTGCTGCCGCGTAGCGCCCGTATCCAGCATCCTGCGGCAGCGCTCCACCACTTCTTCAGTCATTACCCGACGGCGGCCGCCGACTCTCCCCTGCTCCCTAGCAGCGGCTAAACCGGCGCGGGTACGCTCGACGATCAGCTCGCGCTCCATTTCCGCCAGGGCGCTCATGACGTGGAAGAAAAAGCGGCCTGCTGGCGTACTGGTATCGATGCTGTCGGTCAGGCTGCGAAAATTCACCCCGCGCGCCTGCAGCTCCGACACGAGCGTAATCAGATCGCGCACGCTGCGGCCCAGCCGGTCAAGTTTCCAGACCACCAGCACATCGCCCGGGCGGAGCCGCCGCAGCGCTCGCTTTAACCCTGGCCGCCGGGCATTCTTCCCGCTGGCCATATCCTCGAAAACCAGCTCACATTCTGCGCGGATCAGCGCGTTTTTCTGTAAATCGAGGTTTTGATCCCCTGTAGAGACCCGTGCATAGCCAATCAGCATGTTGTAACCCGTTGAAATAGCTGATTGTAAAAAGCTGCGGCCATTCGCTCAAACCCTCGTTTGGGCGAACGCCTTTTTTGGAGCAAAAAACATGGCCTTTGATCCGCCACTTGGGAGCACTTCGCCCGCGGTGCTGCTCGATAACGCCACTCGCCTGGATAACCTGCTGAATAGCCTGGCGCTGGTCTTCCCTGACCGCGCAGGCGAATTGCTTTACACCTGGCGTGGCATCCATCAAAATCTGATCCCGCTCAGCAAGCAATACATGACGTTAGCAGATGCGCAGGCAGATATCGTGAATATCCCTGTTGGCTCGACAACGTATTACCGCAGCCCGGATGATAGTGCTCTTGCCGTCGAAGTGATCAATAACGGCGGTACACTTGAGGAAACTGGAAGGAAAATGCCTTCAGGTGCGGGGGTTGATGCAAAAGTAAGTGCTTTATATGAATACATAAATGATAAAATTGGCACCATTAATGTTTTGCTTAGCGAAATCTCATCACTTCCGCTAACTAAGTTTACCAGTATCTCAATGCCTGGTGACACTGTAGTCAATGTCGGGAAAGAATCTGTTTTACGCATTAACTCCCTGTCAGCTGCTGAAACTTCTGACGCCCGAAACCAGAAAAACACACTAAAAGTAACCCATCTGCAAAGCGGTGTCACAACAGTAATTGCAGAACTACTTCCGGCTGAATACTTTGCTGATAATGTACTTAACTCTCCATATCACTCTGTTCAATTGGCAAAGTTAAGACCAGCAACAGTTTTGTTTGATGAGACAAATTCAGTTGCCCGAGCAATATTTACCAATGTTCCGCTTATCAATACCTATAAATCGATCACTGCCTATGCCGTTATCGACAAGTCAGGTGATTTTATTTCCGGTAACACCGGTGCGTATGGCTCAGATGGTAAATATTGCACGCTTTACTCTAACCCTGACGGCTCAACCTCAATCCAGCTAACATTCCCCTATTCTGATATTACGGGGGCAGGGTTTAGCATTACTGATGATGGCGTTAAAAACTATTTCTATGCCTCATTTGATGATGTACATCTTTATTACAGAAGTACCGATGTATCAGTATATAAAACGGCTTACCTTGCCAAATTAAGCGCCGAACCTGCGACAATTTCTGTAAACGATTATCTGACCATTGACGCAGATATTCTTTATTACAACGGAATTTCCAGGCAGAACACTGACAATAACCCTTTTACCCGTTTTGTTGCTGATGTAGTAAATGACATGGCTACCGACTACAGTGGTCCTGTCGAGTTAAAAGTGAGTTTCCCTGCAGGAATGGTGTTTGGTCACAACTGCATTAAGGTATCTGACGCTGAAGGAAACGTGTTTGATGCGCAATTTTCTGCAGATGATTTCGTGAACCTTCGCTTTCAGTCAACTGAAGGTTATCACCCTGATGGCTCATTCAAAACGGGGGCCGTGTGGATCGTCGATTCCGTATCGGCGGGACAAAAAAAATATTATAACGTGGATGTTTTTGGTTATCGCTATGATGATACGATCTATTCCGAAGGCCTGGAGTACTACGCGCCTTCTGATGCCCTGAAGCGTTATAACATTAAAGTGGGTGATTTGTATTACCGCTTTGGTTTTGCCGGTGGAGCCTATGGCCTCACATCCATTGATGCTGCTAAAAATGATGATATCAACCGTATCAGATGCACGCTAAGCCCGCAGCATCGCTACGTGACTGCAGGCGCTCAGGTTATCGAATATTTCACCTACAACGTTACGCTGAAGGTAATCAATACCGGCCCGCTTTTTACCGAGATTGAGCGCACAGGCTACAATGCCGCCAGTGCCGTTTATGCGGCAGGCATTATTAAGGCCACCACTCGCTTCCGCATTTTTAAAAACGGAATTGTCGTTGTGAAAAATATGGTGACTGCCCTGGAGGATATTCCTGTTGGTAAGATGTGTGGAGCAACTATTAGCTCTAATGTTATTTATAAAAACGGGACGACTCCAGCCTATTCCGGTACCGCTGCTGCAGCAATCACAACCGGAAATACAGCCGGTAACGGCAGGTTTTCCTATGTGCCGACCATTGTAAACGGGGATATTCACAGGGATGGAACCTCTGCGGGCCCAACCAGACCGACAGGCATCACGATGACGAATGCCGCGTCAGAGTTTACGCTGGGCGTAACCACAGGCTGGCAATATTCATCCCTGTCGGATTATTCATTTCTTAACTGGCCTGTTGAGAAAAACTGGACATGGACCATTGAAGCCTGGCTGAATGCCAGTGAAACTGAAACAGACCCGTTAACGCTTGCGAAGAAAGTTTACAATCGGCCTGTGGGTTTTGCGCGTGGCGGGAGACTTCCTAACTTTGCAGTAAAAGAAGCTGAGAATAAGCTGAGAGTATTGCTTGATGGGGTTGCTGACTTCTGGATGAATGGAGACTCAGCTCTGAGAGATCCCCTCATAATTTCCCCAAAGCGTAACCATGTGTGAATAAATTTTGAGCTAGTAGGGTTGCAGCCACGAGTAAGTCTTCCCTTGTTATTGTGTAGCCAGAATGCCGCAAAACTTCCATGCCTAAGCGAACTGTTGAGAGTACGTTTCGATTTCTGACTGTGTTAGCCTGGAAGTGCTTGTCCCAACCTTGTTTCTGAGCATGAACGCCCGCAAGCCAACATGTTAGTTGAAGCATCAGGGCGATTAGCAGCATGATATCAAAACGCTCTGAGCTGCTCGTTCGGCTATGGCGTAGGCCTAGTCCGTAGGCAGGACTTTTCAAGTCTCGGAAGGTTTCTTCAATCTGCATTCGCTTCGAATAGATATTAACAAGTTGTTTGGGTGTTCGAATTTCAACAGGTAAGTTAGTTGCTAGAACCCATGGCTCCTTTGCCGACGCTGAGTAGATTTTAGGTGACGGGTGGTGACAATGAGTCCGTGTCGAGCGCTGATTTTTTCGGCCTTTAGAGCGAGATTTATACAATAGAATTTGGCATGAGATTGGATTGCTTTTAGTCAGCCTCTTATAGCCTAAAGTCTTTGAGTGACTAGATGACATATCATGTAAGTTGCTGATAGGTTTCCAGTTTTCCGCTCCTAGGTCTGCATATTGTACTTTTCCTCTTACTCGACTTAACCAGTACCAACCCAGCTTCTCAACGGATTTATACCATGGCACTTTAAAGCCAGCATCACTGACAATGAGCGGTGTGGTGTTACTCGGTAGAATGCTCGCAAGGTCGGCTAGAAATTGGTCATGAGCTTTCTTTGAACATTGCTCTGAAAGCGGGAACGCTTTCTCATAAAGAGTAACAGAACGACCGTGTAGTGCGACTGAAGCTCGCAATACCATAAGTCGTTTTTGCTCACGAATATCAGACCAGTCAACAAGTACAATGGGCATCGTATTGCCCGAACAGATAAAGCTAGCATGCCAACGGTATACAGCGAGTCGCTCTTTGTGGAGGTGACGATTACCTAACAATCGGTCGATTCGTTTGATGTTATGTTTTGTTCTCGCTTTGGTTGGCAGGTTACGGCCAAGTTCGGTAAGAGTGAGAGTTTTACAGTCAAGTAATGCGTGGCAAGCCAACGTTAAGCTGTTGAGTCGTTTTAAGTGTAATTCGGGGCAGAATTGGTAAAGAGAGTCGTGTAAAATATCGAGTTCGCACATCTTGTTGTCTGATTATTGATTTTTCGCGAAACCATTTGATCATATGACAAGATGTGTATCTACCTTAACTTAATGATTTTTACCAAAATCATTAGGGGATTCATCAGGACTCAGCTGGAATAGGCGGTATGGATTCGAATGCCGGGCCATATGATATTAATACCCCGTGGGGATACCTTGCATATCGTGAACTGCAAAAGCCCTCACCTAATATTGCGGCAGTATGGGCCAGGTTTAAACGGTGCTGGGATGATAACTGGCGAAGCACAAATATCGGAACCCGCTATCTTGAGGGGGTTATTAATGTTGCTGATTTGGTCACTCCGGTACTCAAACCATGTGTTTCTGTATATCGTGCGGCTGAGTTTTTGGGTGACACCGCAACAATGGCGGCAATGCAGCCTTATATTAAGTCCTGGGCTGACGCAATGGTTACAGCAGTCGCAGCAAAAGGAGGTGTGCCGAACACCTATACGCCATCTTCAGTCAGTGCCGCCGTGAATATTAATATCTACGGCATGCTGCTTGTCGCGCTGGCAATACACGCCGGGATGGATACTGGCGGAGCTTACCAGTCATGTTATAACACGGTGATGACGAATCTGACCAATAGCAGCACCATTGGTCGATATCTGCCAAGCATGCTGGATTCGATGCCAGTCAACACCTCCCTGGCAAGGAGCCGGTGGTACAACTACGATATGGACCTGGCGCCTGAATACCTCATGATGACGGAGTTACTCGGCGGAACGCCCCTGTTTAACAACGTCAACTATGGACTTCAGGGGCTGTGCGGTGATGGCAGGCTGAGGGGGATTGATTTCATTATCTCTGAAAGCCGAAGGGGGATCATTTCGACTCCGGTTAGCGTTGCATTGACGATGATGCTGGTCCGACGGGTATCAACCGGAAATGCTCTGCTGGCTTGTGTTCAGGCCTACGAAAAAGATTATCTTACCAATCCGTATTCGTCCGGACGTTTCTATGGTTTCTCCCCACGCCTGGCGTCTGGCATACCAACGACTATCTCAAGTCATAACAAAGTGATGATTGAGATGTTGTCATCTTATTTTGTACACCAGATTGCAAAAGGTAAGGCGTCAGGAACGTAACTCTACTCGCCCCGAAGCCTGAAGCTAAAGGGCGCAAAAGATACTCATACACCCATGCAGATTTAATGCCATTCATCGGCTTCCCCCGGGTGGCTCCGGGGATGATTTTAATTACACCAGAGTCGACAGCAGCATATCAAAACTCGTAAATTGCTGAGCCGGGGAATAATCTTCCGGCACAAAATAGCGATACACCTTAGCCTCAAATGGTGCTGAGACGTAAAGCACATCACCGCCGTTTCCTGGTGCAGATCCCAGGCGCAGAAGTGTGGGGGCGCTGTTGCCAAGTACCGAGTAGACCCATCCAGAACGTGCATTTTCCGCCAGGACAATGACAGCGACAGTATTCCCGGAAGACGTGTATTCCACCGAAAAATACACCCTCCGTTTGCCCCCCTGAACGGTTGCCGCCAGTGCTGCAGAAGTGTTCCCCCTCTCCGGCGGGACATATGCGATCTGCTGCTCGCTCCATGCAGACCCCGCCCATGTTGCAACGTAGACCCCAAACTTACTGAACCAGGTCCCGGAAGGATCATCCACGGTTCTGAAACGGTAAGTGATATGCGACAACCCCTCGCCATCAAACGCAAATTTCGCAGACTGAATCCCCATTTTCAGCCCGTCACTTATCGCCGGGTTTTCACCCGGCTGCAATGGCTTATACGCCAGCTGTCCCTGCGTTACCGGCATTGGCAGGGGCGTGTTATTTATCGTTCTCATCAGTCCATCGGTACCAATGACGCCATATTCCCCGACATGGCGGACGGCAGACGACGGGTAGGCCGACCACTGAAACAGAAGATGGACGCCATCCTCGTTAATGGCTATATCATCCGGGTAAATAGCGCGGTTGGCTGTTTCAGCCACATGCGCATAACGGGTCCATCGCAGCGTGCCGACGTCAAAGCGATAAAGGATACCCCCGCGTTTATTTTCCCCGGTGGTGCTCCGGCTGGCGACCCGCATCAGGCAATACACATCACCATTGGGACCTCTGCCGGTGATCGGGTACGTCCAGACCCAGTCCACATCCGGAAAGTCCAGGGTCGCATCCACCATTTGCGACACGTCGCCAGGGCGCACGCTGCGAAAGTACCGCAGCAGGTTAACGTGCATCGACGTAAACACGTGGATATATCCCGCACCGTCCACAACCACAGATGGCTGATTATGGCCCACGTCATTGTTAAATTCCGCGACCGTCCCGTCGACGTTCTTACACATTCCCCGCGTGAGAGTACCATCGGCATCACGGCGAACGATTTCGACCTGATGATAACCGGCGGTACCGTACTCTTTACACAGCCCGTAACATTCCACTCCCTGAAAGCTGTCAAGGGGGTGCCACCACCCCGCCTGATTGCTCTCAGATGCCTGGTCTGAAATAACCGAAATCGACAAATCAGCCATTCACCGTTACTCCCAGATAACGCGCCCTTTTAATAAGGCGTTCTGCCACCCGCTCCATTTCACTGTCACTGAGCTTGCGGTCATAGAAAGCCGAACCATAGCCTGCCCACGCTGCTGCCAGGCCTGCCTGATTGGTCCCTCCCATCCAGGTGGCTGTCGTCCCGCTGTTCACCGCCGTGGAGGTGGATTTCTGAATGCCTGAAGCCGTCACAATACCAAACGCATGCCCGGTGCTGTCACCACACAGGAATACGGCGAACGCGCCCATTGCAGGCGCAGTGATATCCGAAACGCTGGTACCGGCATCCATGACGCGCCGGAGCTTTTTGCTGGCATTTGTGCTGATACGAATATTGCGGTGACGCAGTATCCCTGCATCCGGGCCCACGTCGACCAGCACGATGAAGGTGTAAGCATCCGGCGTAAAGGTACCCAGAGTCAGACGGCTTTCCGTACCCGCTGCCGCTGCAACACCTTTTGCTACCAGCTGAGCAATACCGGACAGCGCAAAGGTACCTCCGAGGCTACCGAAGTTTTTAAGGCGCCGACCTGCCGGCAGCAGATCGCTTTCCAGATTGGCCCAGGCTAGCGGGCCAGTGACCGGCGGAAGATAATTATTTGCGTACGCTGATGCATCAGTGCCAGCGGCCATAATTGCTGTGCCCATACGGAGACTCCTTTACTGTAAGTTAAGTGCGCGCTCAGCCATACGCTGGCGGGAATTGTGATAAACGGCCTGGACCTGTTGCGCAGAAAGCGAATGGTCGAAGTAGATGAATTCAGCGATGTCGAGATTTTTGGTTTTGAACATGGCGTTATCACACCACCCGTTGCCAATGGCGATGTTGCGGCCGGAAAGAATCAGGCGATCTGCATCGGCCTCGCGCAGCATCTGATATTCTTCGCCACCCACGCTGATTGCCTGGTAACGCAGTCCGCTGCCCTCAAGTTTCACCACATGTGAAATGAACAGCCACTGGCCGACAGGCGGCTGTAGTGTCGGATAATGCCGGGACGTTCCCCGGTAACCGGAATTTTTCACACGCAGCCATCGCCGATCATCCCTGTCGGAAAACATCGACAGCTGATTGCCGGTGTAGGTGTCGTCGTCATCCCGAAGTGAATACCCGTCCTGTGTGCCGTAAATCACCACGCAGTCGGTTAACGGGGCCTGTTCAGGTACTCTGACCACCGCGCAGACAGTGTATTCCCCGGCATCGGGGATATCGGTCATCAGCGCGCCGCCCCAGGCGGAGATCGAAATGTAATTGTTATTGAATTCCGGCGCGGCCTGCGGTGTCAGCGTTTTATACCCCACACGGCTTGTATACGACGTGGACTCATAGCCAAACAGCCAGTGCGCTGCTGCGCTGCTCTCCAGCACAGAGGGCACAGGTTCGACGCTACCGCCGTCTCCATTCTTGCTGACCACATCACCATTTAATTTCACGCCTTCGATAACATACCCGAAGGGGTCAACGGTACAGCGTGCCCAGTCCGGCGCGTCAAATATGATGTTATCCCCGGCATACAGCCGCCCCTGCTTATCAACCAGAATCAGCTCGTTCCCGAATTCATCAGGGAAGGAAATAAGCGACTCTGAATCTGACAACTCATTATTTCCGGCAACCAGCGCGCCTCTTTCGGAAAACAGATTCACCGCATAACCGAAATCATCAACCAGCGTCAGTAGCGGCCCTGTCTCTGACTGGATCAGTCTGAGTTTTCTCGTTTCGAAACTATTCTCAGTGATCCGCCCGGCTTCATATCCCCATTCATCGCACAAAGAGAGCATGGTCTGGTCATCACTGCTGAATATCAGACCTGTTCGGGCCATGACCTCCGCCGTTACTGCCTGGCTGATGGCCGCCACCAGGTCATATGAAGGCATACGGCGGCCGGTAGGCTGCAGCGTCCCGCCAACGTTCATCACCTCGATTGCGAGCGCGCTGTCGTCCGGGCTACGGTAGTACGTGGTCGAGCCCACCGGAATATTCGCGATATCCGCCTGTGCAGCCTCCAGCGTTTGATACTGCTTACTGAGCGGGATGATGTTTTGCCGAACTTCGTCATTCTTAGCCATCATCTGGCGCCAGGTATCGAGCGGTTCGCCTGCGCGGTCGTTAACCGTTCCGGCCGGACCGTTAACCAGCTCGTCAGCGCGCTTGACGTTATCCAGGAATATTTCAGGCGTCGTCGTTCCCAAAGGCGGGTTAAGTTCGGCCATGATTTTTGCTCCAAAACGGTGTTCGCCCAAACGAGGGTTTGAGCGAAAGAAAAGTTGAAAGGGGTTTTTTTGGTATTAAGCAGCGTCGCCGGGGTATGTGGCGTCGTCGTACTGGTAGAACGATTCGAGGTATTCTTTAGCGGTGACCTGACAGGTTCCGTCTGACTGCGGAGCGATCTCCTCTACAATGGCGTCGTAGACGTGGCGCGTTGAGCCGCAGAACACCAGGCGGATCGGCTCGATGGTTGCCGACGACAGGTCAACCTTCATCGGGTCATCAAACTCGCTCAGGTGCGGGACTGACAGCTGAAAATCGCCCACCCTGCTCGCCACCATCAGCCCGGATGCAGAGCCATCCTGATAGCGGATCAGCGCTCGGGGGTTTTCGAAAGACCAGTCCAGCGGCTCCGTAACGGTGAACGTTGTCACGCCACCAGCCGTTGTCATCGCCTCCACCAGACAGGAAATCGTGTTGTTACCCGGAATATCATCCGTGAGCACAATGCGATCTCCCGTGTTGTAGCACAGCGCGTCCAGCTCGGTAGTGGTCTGAAACGTCACCCGCTGCTGCAGGTATTTCATCAGGCGACGCATGCCGATCTGGTAGGCGTGATCCTGATTCAGTACCCCGTCAAGTTTGTAGTTCTCGATTTTCACCGGCGTGGGATTGTCCGGCGTCCGGCATTTAACGGTCTCCTCTGCCCAGGTAGTCCCGTTGATGTACGTCACGTCGACACCATCAAAATCATCATCTGAGGGCACGGTAAATCCGCTCTGCAGCTCCTCCACCATCTCATGCGGAGTGATCACACCGGTCCATGGCTTAATCCCCTCGCGGTTGACCGTCGCCAGGCCATCACTCAGCAGAAAACGTGACTTCCCGGCATTGGCTATCTTCTGCAGCATTTCCAGCGCCGAGATACTGTCGCCCGTGGCGAAATCGAAATTTTCGCCCCGTGGCGTCCAGTACGCGGATTCCAGCGCGTTGATGGTGTCGACATCCATTTCCAGCCCAAGAGAGTTCGCGACATGCAGCAGCGCTCCCGAAATGGTTCTGGCCGTTCCTGAGTCGTAGGCCCGCGTGGCCACAACGTTTACGCGGCGGTCCGACTGCGCCGCCAGCTTCCCGCCCGTCTCAACGGTCACCGCCATCAGCGACACGCCGGGATAGGATGAAGGGCGCGTCAGCAGTCGCCCGCGCAGTGCCTGCCAGTACATACTGTCTCGCGCGTTGTTTGAGCCCTGCTCATTGCGCCGACGGCAGCGAACCTCTACCAGCCCCGGAGAGCTGAGGGTGATCCGCTCAGTGAAACCTAACCCGTTGACGTTTTTCAGCGCATACTCGCCCTGGTGACTCACCCACCCCGATCCGGAACCGTAGACGCGATACTGTATCTCCCACTCCACGTGGCGGATCCGTTTTTTGCCCTTACTGTCAAAGCCACAGATGCCGTTCGGGAAGGAGAAATTCACCTCGAATGCATCCACCACTTCATTCTCAGGGCAAACCAGGAACGGCCCCAGCCAGCTCAGCGTGTCGTTAAGACCAGTGGCCTCATAGTCGATCATCGTCCTGGCGGTGAATCCCGGCCATGACTCATCAACGGCACCGGAAACCAGGCGCGCCACCGTCGCCGTCGTGCCGTCAGCTGACACAATCCGGTACTCATTCCCGCGGTGAGCAAGTGAAAGCCGTTGCACCCCCTCCGGCATGCCGGAAAAGGCCGTTCCCGTGGCAGAGTTATAGGCGAGTGTCACATTCGCCGTTACCGCCGGGCTGCCGCCGGTTGATGCCGTGCCGGAGGTGTAAACCGGGGCATCACCGAAAACAGCTGCAGGCAGTGAAGAGGACGTGATCGCCCCACCCGCGAACGGACTGGCCGACTCGGTTATCAGTACAGTTCCGCCGTTGTCCTGCGCAACCAGGCCGGAGCCAGTGAGTCCCTCGGTGATGGCCGCCAGCAGTCCCGACATCGAGACGTAGTTAGCAACCAGCGACACCGGGTAGGTAACCCCCTTCCAGGTGATCGTGAACGTGCTGGAGCTGGTCGAAAAATCGTAGGTGGTCGGGGCCGCACTGGCCTGGACTTTTGCCGCACTCCCCCCGGTGCCGGGCACTGCAGCCTGACCGGGGGTATATGACGCGATAAACAGATCGTAATCGACAGAGTTAAACCCCAGCGTCACCGGCATACCTACTACCGGCGCGATCTCCGTCAGCAGCGGGCTTGCGATAACGCTGTATCCAGCCGCCGTGGTGATCTGGTAGTTCGCCGGGGCTTTAAGTTCGACCACGGCGCCAGCGACCCAGCTGGGCGGCAGTGCGTTATCGTTCTCGTCATTATCGTCATCATCATCCGTATCCAGCCCCGTAAACGTCACGCTCGATCCGGAGACGGTCATGCTGTCTGCGATAATGTCGTCTGCGTCCGGCGACGTCTGGGCCATATCCAGCCCGGTGCCGGATGACGTCCCGCCAACTTCGGTGGAGTTGACCCAGTTTTCGCTGCGCTCATCACCGGAAACGTCCGCGCCTGGCGGGTAATGGGTGCTGCTGAATCCCGGTAGCGTTGAAGCTGGCGTACTGCCAACCCTGATATCGCCATTGGTATAAATCAGATCACCGACACCGAGACACAGCAGCATCTGGACGCGCATTTTCGTAGGATCGGCGGCATCAAACCGGGTAACCGGCTGCACCACATAATCAGGGTAGATACGCACCCGGCCAAATACCTCACGAATGGCATCACCGAGTTTTGCGGTATTCGCCTTTGCCGGGTTCAGGTCGAGACTCCGCCCTGTGGATGAGGTATAGCCGCCCGTATCGATGTTGCTCATCATAAAGTACGAATAGGCTGCAGCGGCAACGGAGATACCGACGCCGATCCACGCGATTGTGGCGGCCTCCAGCCCGAAGGGAACCGGATAAAGCCTGACATCACTATCAGGGCGAATCACACACTTAGCCCACTCGCCTGGCGGAATTAATAGCCCCTCAACCTCAACGGTCAGCGGTGGGACATCCCGATCCTCGTAGCCTTCAACATTTGCCACCAGCCACTTGCGAATACTGGTTACACCATGCTCATGCGTTTCGAGTGGTTCACCGGGAAGCCGGGACGGGTAAAAACGAATGGTCATTGCCAGAACTCCACTTTGACAAATCGCCGCTTAAACCGCGGCAACGGCAGAAAGGTGACGTTCGTTCCCGGATTGCATTCCGCCACATGCAGCAGACCATCGATACTGACCACGATCCCTACGTGGGTGACAGTCGACCCGGAATAACAGGCCACCCCGGCCCCTTCGCAGGGTTCGCAGCGCTCAAGGGTAAGCATCATCCGGCGCGCTTCCCGGTCGAGGCCGCCGTCGTCTTTGGTGACCCCTGCAAAATCGGGCCAGACGGGTAAATTCAGGTCGCGGCGTATCTCGTTCACAATGCCGAAGCAGTCGAGCTGCGGGTATACGCGCCCGCCCTTCAGCCAGGTGACTGAACGGTATTTATCAGGGTTAAACATTGGGATTCCTTAGCTGATATAACGCAGTCCGGGGAATACAGGTAGCGTGTAGCGGTAACGTGGCCAGGCTGTATCAAGGATATTCATATAACCCGCGGTAATCTGCGCCTCTGTCGCCGTCCAGTAACCAGACTTGATTTTCAGCGTATACGGCACTTCCGCAGGGGCCGCTAAATCCGTGGAGATATAACGCCGGTACGTCAGCAATGCAGACAGACGGTTAGCCAGCGCATAGCGGATCGCCGTGGACACAACACCATCGATATTGCACAGGGCAAATTTGAGGTCCTGCGTGCCGTCCGCATTGCGCGCCGGCAGAGCAATGTCTATCGCACAGGCGGTAAACGTTACGGTATCGCCGTTCTCCGTCGTTGCCGTAATACCCTCGTAGCCCTGGCACAGATAATGGACGTCAGAACCAATGGTGATCTGCAGCGTCTCAATGATCACCTCCGGCCCGCTGCTGGCGTAGAGGCGGTTGAGTATTGTCATGATTTTTACCCAATAAAAAAGGCCACCCGAAGATGACCTTAAAAATTGGTGTCGAATGTGGGTGTACCCTCACCGGCAGGATCGCTATTCCGCGCTTTATTTCACGCTCCGGCTACGGAGCGGCATGAAGGACTTTCCCACAAATCGACACAAGTGATTATGAAGGAGAAACGGTTTTAATCAAGCCTTGGGCCACTCCTTATTCAGCGCAATATCCAGCAGTGAGCTGCCGACGATCCATTCCGGGTAATTACCCCATGGGGCAGGAGCAAGGGGGCGTTCCCATAATTCAAGCGTCGCCGTGTACTTCCAGTAAATCGGGGCCACCAGCACCGGTCCCTGATAAATATCTGTGAAGCGGCATTTGTAAAACTTAATGCCTGCCGGCGTCTGCAGCTTCATCATGAACCATGCAGCCCCGTCAGATAACGCATCACGGAACCAGGACTCAAACGCCAGTCCCTGCGCATCGGTTTCCATAAACCAGGTGATGCTGGCCTGCGTCGGCGTGGACGTATAAGCTCGCCTTTGCCGCGCGCGGCCGGTGATTAACTGGGTACGTTTTAACGGGCTTACAGGCTGGAATCCGTATCCTTCCTGTAATGGCATAGGGAGGCTGTCATGTGGGTAGTTGATATCAGTCATGCAGTCTCCCGGTAAAGTATCTCGAATAAAATTTCACCATTAACCTCAGGAGGATATTCATTTCAGAATAAAGCACGATGGAATCGAAGAAATCTCTGATTTTTTGGTTCAGATTAACGAAGATAAAAATCTTATTAAATCGACACAAACACACAAGGCGATATATTTATCAACTCATCTTAAGAGCTAAAAGAAATCAGAAAAAACAGCATTATCAATATATTAATTTTATTGACTTTAATGTGAGCTTACATTGTTTCGGCACAGCCCCACATCAAAATAAAAAAGGGCGATGTGCCGACAGGAAATATACGTCAATGTGACTGCTTGTTTAAAAGCAACTCCTGAAGAAGAAGCGCAATAGAAACAAAGATCAAAACCCCACAAAAAACAATTTTTGCAAAATCATAGTTAAACACGGTTGTAAGCGTATCATTATTATATAAGTGATTATGCCTATAGGAATAAGTTGTGTAAATCTCATCACATATTTCAAGAATTCCACCAACTATCAAAACAAGCCAAAGAAATGAAAACTTCACTCGGACCTCCTTACGTTTACGTCTCCTATTGAAGATAAGCCCGCCAATAAAAAGAGGAATCATAAAAGCTATAAAGTCTTTAAATGTAAATGTTAACAACGCTTCCATTAATAAGATCCTTGTGTTTTCTTGCACCTACTCAGATTGTTAGACTTACCTACCTAATCAAGTCTCAGCTAATGCAGTTTAGCTTACCTAGGACCGTGTCGTGTATAGTTTCCTTTTAGAGCGTTGCCAAAAGCCCCTTGTGGCATGGTAACCTCCTTTGTGAGCTCACCTTTTAACTGCCTGGAAAGCTGTCGATTATTCTGATTGAGTGTAGCGCTCAACTGCTCCGGAGTAATACCCTGGAGATGAAACTCCTGATTAATCGGCGCGTGTACAGTTGTTTGCCTACGGTTATCGCTGTTAACGTTCTGAACACCAGTACCAAACCCTGTACGCCCCAGAGTTGCATCAAGCGGTTGGCCATTTCGAAGTGCCTCAAGCTGAGACACGCCGATCCGGTTCGTTGACGCCTGGTCGAAGACGTACTCACCTTTGTGAACAATACCCGCGGGCTGATACTTACCACCGGGGCCGGTGTAACCGCCGGAGGCGAAGCCAACTCCTGAAACAGCCTGGATATTTGAGACGATACTGGCGGTCTGCGCAGCGATTGAGGCCATAGCGATGATGTTGGCCGGATAAGGCGCGCTAACTGCACCGCTTGCTATAGCCTGCTGGATTTTCACCATTGAGTCCGCGATAGCGAATGCCTTGCTCGCAGCAAAAGCAACCTTGTAGATTGCCGATTGCTCACCAAACCCCGTTCGCATGATGTCGGCGGTACTGTCAAACAAGGACTGCGTGGCCGCAGATATGATGGTGTTTTTCTGAGCCTCTATGACCTGATTTGCATCCGCCGCACGTTGACGAATAGAGGTCATTCTGGCCTCACCCTCGGCAGTTATTTCACCGGCCTTCGCATAAGCTTCCTCCTGAGCTGCCAGCCAGCGCTGGAGCTCTTGCTGAGCCTGGTCATATTCGTTGATTTGCCCCTGCATCCCCTCAAAAGTTCCAGAGAGTCGCCCTCCTGTGGGTGTCAGGTTTCCTACAACATTACGAACCGTCGCGGGCAGTTGCATATCGGTATTTTGATAAATATCTGCCCGTGTTTTTTCATATTCACCGGGCTTTAGTTGCCCGGTTGCTTTGGCCTTCTCCAGAAGTTCAAGACGGGTTTTAAGCAGATCGTTGGTCCGCTCATCCTTCGTCTTTACCTGTTCCTGCATTTTCCGGTAATCATCCAGGGTTTTTACGGAGTTTTGCAGTGCCTCCTGCTGCTTATACGCCTGGAGGATTTCATCTGAACGGGAAAGGATCGATTTCTGGTCAGCGGTGAGCTGCGTTTTAGACTTGAGGTCAGTAATTTGCTGTTCGAACTTAACACGTGCCTGGGTTGCGCTGTTAAGCTTGTCACTGGCATCCAGTTGTGACTGCAAGGCAGCTGTCTGCTGGTTTATTTGATCAAGCAACCTGGTTGCTGCGTCCTCGGTATATGCTTTACCCTTTGGCGTCTTGGGTGGTTTCGGATCTTTGTACATCTCGTTAATGCGAGAAACATTTTTTGCATATTGCTCTGCAGTAATTGCACCAGCCTTCAGGAATTCGCTTTGCTGCTTAATAGCTTTATTGCGCTTATCCGCATTGCTCAGATATTGCTGGTTAACGCGATCTGCTTCCTGCTGCGTTTTAATTCTTTGCTGTTCGGCTTCCTTAGCCTTCGCCTGTCCTTTGGTTACATCCCCCTGAAGATTGGCAACTGATTCGAGCAAATCTCTCTGTTTTATCATCTCCGGGAGGTTGGTAAACCTCGCGCTAAAACTGTTCCAGAACCCACCATCTTTTTGCCCTTTTTGGGCTTCAGCAATATTTTCGTTTAAGGTGGCAAGTTTATCCGTTAGTGTTTGTTCACGCCCAATATTGAGCATCGCATCCCAGGCGCCTTTGGCCGTTTTACCCAGCGAGTCCCATGCACTTTCAAGAAGACCAAGATTCTGATGAATATCATTCGCACGCTGCTGCATGGCATTGGCGTAAGCATCAGTAGCCACCCGTGCAGCATCCTGCTGATTACCTTCATCCTGTAGCGCTTTAATCTGGTTGTAGGTTGCCAGTGTCAGAAAGTGGTACTGGTCGTTAAGTTTGGTAATGGCCGCAACCGGGTCAGCAGTAATGTCGTTGAAATCACCAACCAGCTTATCGGTAGCAATGCCCGTCGCCTCGCTGGTCTTAACAATGGCGGTTGTCACGCGCTCCAATGAGTCGCCAGCTACTTTACCGGATAACACCAACTGATTCAGCGTTGAAGCTGCTGCACCGGTTGTGGAGTTAGCTGCGACCGATACACGGGCCGCCATATCTGCCAGTTGACCGGAAGTTTTGCCTACCAGATTACCAGTGAGAACGAGAGACTTATAAAATTCGTCCTGCTCCTGAGTGCCTTTGTAATAGGCCAGACCAAGAAATCCGACCGCCGCAGCTGCAAGAGTTAAAGGGTTAACCAACCCCATAACATAGGTGCCCACACCCTTAATTGCCGGACCAATACCACCAAACATATCTTTTAACTGCCCGCCCTGCTGCATAAGCACCATAAACGGTGACTGACCTGTAGATAAGCCGACAATAATGTCGGTCATCTGCGCCGGGATCATGCGCATGGCATAGGCAGTCTGGGCGGCGGATTGGCCGGTTTTACCAAGGTCGTCGCGAAATCCTGTTAGCCTGTTTCGTGTTTCCTCGATTTTCTTTGAATAAAGATCGAATGTATCGGTATCTACCATCCCCTTGGATTTGAATTTCGCAAGATCCTGCTGCTGTTTATCCAGTTTGTTCAGCGCGGCGTTTACCGGGTCGATACGATCTAAAAGTTCAGAAAGGGACTGTTTTTCTTCATCAGTGGCCTTTGTCACTTTCCCTGCACTGGTGGCAGCACGTTCACCTGCCTGCGTCATTTTTACAAGTGCAGTTGCGAGATTGTCAGCCTGCTTTTCTGCCCCAGAGCTGTCAATAATAATGGCCAGGCGGGAGGTTTGTTCTGTCACGTGCTTTTCTCCGGGCAATAAAAAACCCCGCCAAAGCGAGGTTGGAACTTTTTGAAACTGTCGGGTCTTTACTTCATTGGCGGTAAAACATTATTGCTACGATAATCACCGCAAAGACAGTAATTGAAATTCCAGCGATTAACTTTACATTGACATCAGCCAGCCTATCACTAGCTCCAGTATTGTCAGTGTTAGCTATTATCTTCGAAGGAGTGGTAATGATACCAACGTGTTGATTTCGTATTTTCACTGACACCAGGATCATCCTGATGTTACAAGGATTGAATGACTACAGATTAAAATAGTCATCAACAGGTTGACAGCATTACCCGAAGGAGTTACATCACTCCCGCAATGCTTGCACTTCACCGCTTCGGAATTTATTAATTCTGCGCAGTAAGGGCATTTGACTGAAGTTCCGGACGCTTTTAGCTTATCTCCCACCAGAGCAATAATGATACCTGCGATGGCTACGAAACCTCCAAATATCATGTAATTTTGGCGCGATGACATTAATCCAAGATTGTTAACCCTATAGCCACCGCTTGTCGCTACTGTCACATCCATAAATAGCGCCGATACAGCAAAGATCACCCCTATTACAATCGCTAAGTATCCAATAATCTTCACTTGTCTACCCCATAAATTAAAAAGCCACCCGATGGTGGCTTTATCATTCAGCTTGCGTTCTCACAACCCGGCAGGCTGCGGTCAATCACAAGATTACCCTCAACACGCAGACCAATTTTACCGAACAGGAAGGAGTGGTTAAGTTGAGTGACAACTACGTCAGACAGACCAACTGCACAGCGATCTTTTTCAATCGCTCGATCAGCGGCTGTTTTAACGTTCGGGATGCCAAGAGGGAAGATGATAACCGGATAGCTATCTTCTGCTGTTACACGTTTCCCTTTATAGAACTTACCCCCATTGAGATTGTAATTTTTAGTACTCGCCACAGTCAAATCTGCAACACGTACTGTACAACCAGAAAGTAACAGCGCTCCAAGCGCCAAAGCGATGACTTTTTTCATTATATGTTTCCTTTGATTGCAATCGGAAACATCCTATCATCGACTTTCAGGAGCATGGACCACCATTAATGGTAGGTCAGTTACTTCCTTTCTTATCCGCTGCACGTTTCTGTGCCTCTGCCCACTCAGCCCTCCAGGCATCATCGAGAGCCAGTATGGCTGCGTCAAACTCAATGCGGTCGATCAGGATGGTGCGCGATGCCAGGTAAAGCTCGATATCGTTCAGGGATAGAGGGAGCGGCACTCCGGCCATGCCGGCATACTTCCTGCCGCGCGATATCATGGCGTAAGCGTTGAGGATCTCCCCAGTGACTGCATCGATTTCAGGCTCCTGAATGGGCGGGAGATTTAGTTTCTCCCTGCGCCACTTTGCTTTCTCGCCCTGCTCGCCGGCGAATTCCTTTAGCCACTTTTGGGCCTCTATGGCTTTTTTACGGTTTCCTGAGTCTGCTGCTCCTTACCCTGAGCAATATTCGCCGCCTCAGCCAGAATAAGCCAGTACAGAGAGGGGTTTTGCTTCAGTAACGCAACACCACGCTCCGGTGTATACGCTACCGCCGTCTCCGTACCATCCACCAGCTCCCCCACGCCTTCCCAGTCTTTCAGAAGAAAGCGCGCGCAATTGTCGATGAGAAGATCATCAACCGAGTCAATCTCGCCCACACTGGCGAGATCGAAAGCATCCGTACCGACCTGGTAGCTCGCGTCCATTTTGTCGATATGGCGCCGCACCAGCGCATTGCGTGAGCGGTATTGTGGATTCTCGCTACTGGCCACCAGCAGACGGAGTTTAAATAGCGCCTCGTCTTCCGGCGTGAATTTCTTTTTACTTCCTGCTGGCTTTTTGTAAGGGTAAAACCAGCGTTCTCCGTTCAAATCAATTTGAGAAGAAATAATCAGCATAAAGACTCCCAAAAAAGCCCGTTCCGCGATGACTGCAGAACGGGCCAGGTAAATTAAGGCGCGGTAACGGTGATTTCAGACGTTGCGGTAAAGGTGCGGGCCTTACCGGTGATGGTTGCAGTACCGGCTGCGTTACGTGTGACTTTCGCTGTTTTCTGCCCGGTAGAAACCACGCTGGCGATAGTCGGATCCGATGACGTCCACTGGACGGTATCAGTTGAATCAGCTGGCGTAAGCGTGGCGGTTAACGTCACAGTAGATCCCACTGCTCCAGTTGAAGTGGCTGGCGCAACACTGATTGCCGTCGCCGGCACTTTGGGAACGCGGGTGATAGTTGGCGGAGTATTGGCCGCGGTGATATCCAGCTGAACCTGAACAATGTCAGTGCTCCCCGCATCCGGCCAGTCGCCGGAGATCTGCACTTCCGGGAAATCGAAGGTATAGGCGCCTTCAGCATTCTCCAGCGTGAAGCTAAACGGCACCGTTTCGCCGGTGAACGTTTTTTTGTAAACCTCCCAGGCAGCCTTTGACCATGACAGCGTGATTTGACCTGACGGGGTAAAGGTTGTCGGAATGTTTGCGCCGGCGAATGCCGAACCGGTACCAATGCAGCGCTGAGTCTGCATATTGTTGTTGAACTGGATGTTGAAGGTGTCGACGCAGAAACCTGTCCCGCCATCAACACCATTTAGCCGGATGTTCGTGACCTCTTTAAAGGAGTAACGCAGCGCCCCCGCTAAATCCACCGGCGCGGTGAAATAGCTGGTATCGTCCCCCTTCGTCTCCCAGTCCAGCCCTGCAAACGTAATGGTTGCAGTGATATCACCATCGGCCGGGATTTCCATCTGGAAGGTGCCAACCTGGCAACCGCGGGCAATCTGGGCGATCCCCACATCACTGGCAAAAGTCGCCACGGAGAACGTAATGCGACCATTACCCATCGTTAGCACGTTATTTAGCCATTCGGAACCGAAGCAGCTGGCAAGAAAATCATCATGCTGGTTCCAGCGAAACCGCGTGCCGACATCGCCGCCGACATCCACTGTGCCGCGTGAAACACCTTGCGCCATGCGGTCACCAGCGATTTCGTCATTGTCGTTGGTGTTCTGCGTTGGTTTCAGACCAAATGAAGAACGACGCAGCAGGTTCCACGCCCCTGCTGTAGGCGTGATTCCTGGCGTTGTCTCGCGAATAAACGCGGCTACTACTTTTGCACCTGAGCTCACAGGAGCCTCCTGTTTTTTGTGCGCTACAGAGCGCGATAAGGAATTTGAAGATTGAGCTGTAACCAGCCATCGGTCTCACCCGCCGGCACAGCAGAAACAGCGAAATAACTCAGCTTTCCGTCATCCTTAAACTCGAATAGCTCCGTTAGCTGATCGGCCGTTCGGGAGATAAGCAACGTCCCGGAACCGACCGGAACAAAAAGCTGAATGATGAGTAAGCCCGTCCTGTGGACTACCGGCCCGTCCCCGATCTCGGTTGCGCCAGCCTGCCCAGCAATGTTGGTTAGTCGGGCCCAGATATCGCGGTTACTGGGGTCAAATACCGGGCCATTCGGATAATCCACCGCATCAGAGGCAATAGCGGTCTGTGCCGCCATTCGGGAAATGACAGCGTTTCTGATTTCTGTAAGGGTCATTTGTAGGCCTGAATAACACCATTAAACGAGACGGCATAGACGCCTGTCGGCGCCTGTGTTGAGTGGCCATTCTCCAGAGGCACGGAGTAAGGCAGGTTCGACTGGATGTAAATCACCGAGTAGGCTGGCGCCTGGTCAATGATATTTTTGCCATTAAGAAACGTCATTGTCCCGCGCGGATCCGGTTCGGTCGGGACGGAATGATTAGGTTCGCCGATGCTGACGAAATGCGATGCCCTGAAGGTTCCTGCGCGATACTCAGCCGGCCGCCTGATATCCATGCTGTCATTAACACGGACTTTCTTTCTGAGACGGCCTGTCTTTGTCAGGTTGGCAGGATCGGCATAAAGAGATTCGTTCCATTCCCCAACAGCTTTGTTGTACTGAACCGCGGTCGCGTTAATGGCCCACAGCTCCGGGTTTCCTACCGGCGACCGCCGAACGATTTCATTCAGCAGCTGAATGGCGATTGTCCGCTGGCGTAGTTTGACATCTTCTGCCACCAGCCCGGCGAATGCCGCCGGGTCAATGTTCCAGCCCTTAGCCATATCACGCCCTCCGCAGTTGAATGGAGTACGCAGCGCCAGCAGAGTCGGCAGAAGCGGTGATGACCTCGTAGCGCTGAAGCTCACCCGTAACCGGATCCGGTGCGGTGATGATATGCCCGACGGCCGGCTTATCAGTCACCTCGTTAACCAGTGCGGTTAGCTTCACATCACCATGCAGAATGTTAACGCCATCGATACGGCGCAGCTTATAGCGCGCCAGTACTCCACGCCCCGAGTAAGTCACCTGCGTTTCAGTGCCGGTTTCCGTCACCGGGTCCCAGGCACCCCGAACGGTATATGACCCAGTGAAATCCTTAACGGCATCCTGCAGGTCGGTATCGAATGCCGCGGCGACTTCGGTTTGCAGCTCGTCACGAATGCCCATTGCACCCACCAATACGCTGCTGAGGTTTAACGATCACTGTACCGTGGAGTTTGCGGGTATAAATTTCGCCATTGCGCTTAACCCGCAGCGGGAGCGGAGCAAACTCTACAACACCCTTTGCCTGGTTTGCGTAAACGACATGTCTGATCGGGTTTCCATTCACAAACACATCGCGGGGACCGAGCCCGTCGCCGGCATAATGCACATATGGATTTTGCATGTTACCCCCTTACCGCCGCTCAATATGAGCATGGATAAAGTCGGTTTTAAGCGACTCCATAGCGCCAACCATCACATAGGGGCGTCCACCGTTATGCCAGCAATCAATCGCGTTACCCTCATCATCAAGCAGTATCACTGCGACACTGTGGCAGCCGCCGTTTTCGGCTCTCTCCAGAGCCTGTTTCAGCAGGCGAATAACCTGGTCGTTATCGAGGTTGTGATGGCTGGGCTTTTGAAATGGGACCACCTTCAAATCGGACATATCACGCCCTCACAAAGAATGTCTGGAAAGGGTTAATCATCCACGGTTTGAGCATATCCAGCGCCAGCTGCAAATCAGGATCGAGTAATTCAGTGCTGGTGGTTGAAAGCTCGGCAAAAGTGCGGGAAACCTTCACATCGTCGGCCTCAACGCTTTTGCTCGTCACCACGCCGGAATCTGTTTTTTGCTGATACAGATTGCCTGCAGCGGCTACGGAAGCGATAAACGCTCCGGCTTGCTTAACTTCTTCAGGAATATGCTCCGGGTCGATATCCTGAAGGTTAAGCGCCGTTATCCAGGTGTTTGCCTGGAGCACGGCTTTACCCTTTTTGTCGGCGGCAGCCCAGGTATCCCCCAGCAACTCGTCAACGTCCTGGATTGTTATATAAACGGTCATCGGATCCTCACCAAAAGAAACGGGGCTTTCGCCCCGTCGGTTAACCACCCGCAGGAGCAGTGAACGCAATCGCTTCAGTTGTTTTCACCACACCGTCAACGGTAGCCGTCACCGTGAAGGAGCCGGCCGTAGCAGAGGTGAGTTTCACCGTCGAGCCACCAGCAGACCCTGTCTGTGACGTCGAAGCACTGAGTGTGCCGCCTGTAGACGTCCACGCCACAGATGCCCCGGAGACTCCTGCACCATTTCTGGTGTACTTGAGCGAAACGGTCACCGCGTCGGTACTGTCAGCAGTTGCGGAAGTTTTATCCACTGACAGGGTTACTCCCCCGCAGGGGCTTCCAGCTTAATCAGTACGCCTGCAGTGGATTTGTTACTGGTGAAATGTTTCTTCCAGTTCGCACCGGTGCCGATTTTGGTCAGGTCAGGGTTAGCGCCCTTCGTCTCATCCCAGCTGTAACCCAGCAGTTCAACGTTAACCGTGCCCTCTGCGCGATAGCCAATGGCAAGGTTTTCCTGGTCGTTGATATCGTAGGAACGGAAGCCCGGAGCCTGTGATTCCGTTACGGATACCGCGCCGGCCACCAGCCCCAGAATCGCATCAACTGGCATGGTGTCAGTTACCAGCACCGGTTTACCCAACGTGCCTGGCTGTCCGCCATAAACCACCACGCCAGCTTCTTCGTAAATTTTGTTGTCGATAGCCTGATCAACAATGTCGAAATAGGTCGTGGAATGCATAACGAACAGCGCAACACGGTTAAATTTATCGCCGTATTTACGCAGGCCACGGGTCAGCGTTTTCTTACCATCAGTGGCAATATCCGCGGATACCGTCATGTCAGCATTTGCGCCAATGGCTGCAACAAGACCCTGTAGGGCATACTTGATATAACCTTCAAGCGTTGCATCAGCGACGTCGACGCCGATCACCTCGGAGAATTCGCTAACGTCGCGACCCCGACGTTTAAACGCCTCCTCCGTGGTTTCATACGGGCCGTATTTCCACGGCGCCTTAACGCTGACAGATTCACCGGCACCGATTTTTTTACCCGTTACCGGGTCGGTGGAGTTAACGTTGCGCGATTCGATAGAACCACCAACTTTATAGAAGGTGCGCTTGCGAAAATCACCCTCGATCAGTTCGTTGTCGAGAATGATTGCGCCGTTTGAAGCGGCGTTGAAGACTTCCAGATTATCCTGGCGACGCTCAAGAAACGCAGTCTGCGCGAGGTCGTCATAGATAATCAGGTCACTGTTTACGGTCGTAGGCATTGATTAGTCCTTACTTAGGCAATTTGAGATAGGCCTGCTGGCCATGTTTGCGGATGTAGTCCGCTTTGTCGCTTGAGCTCATTTCTGAACGTTTCAGACTACCGCCACCGCCAGCGGGTTTATGACCACCAGCCCCGGAGCCTTCGGCGCGCGGGAACAGGTGCGGGGCCGTCTCTTTCAGAGATTCAGCCCACTCAACCGGGGTGAGCGGAGTTTTGCCGTCTTTACCGAACAGAACATCGCCATTTGCATCAACTGCTACGGCCTCGCCTTCGTCGTTGAGCTGGAATGTGCCTTTAGCACGAAGAATCAGATCGTCGGATGCTTCTGGCAGCGCGCCAGCCTTAAGCGCTGCGCTGCGGATAGCATCACCCAGGACACGATCACGGAATTTGTTGGAGAACGCTTCCGCCTTTTCAGCGCGTTCATTAGCGGCTTTGATTTGCTTATCAACATCAGCACGTAGCCGCTCAGTGCGTTTATCCAGTACCTCGTCAATTTTCCCGGCGGCGATCAGTTGCGCCTCTTCATCATCAGAGAAACGCTGGAGAATAGTTTTCACCGCGTCAGGATCGATACCTTCAAAACGCTTAAGCGACTCAGTGGACTCTTTGAGCTTACCGAGTAACTCACTATTTTTATTTTTCAGGCCTGAAACCTGAGCACTGACCTGCTCATCGATCAGCTTTTGGATTTCCGGCGTAATCTCGGGCGCACCACTACCGGAGCCACCGCCATCACCACCTTCACCACCAGCTGCCGAATAATATTTAATGAGCATGTTACGAATAAGCATGTTGTCCCCTTGGGATAGTAACTGTGGGCCTGGCCCAATAAAAAAGGCCGCCCTTAGGCAGCCTGTTGTAAATTTCAGATAATAAAAAAGCCGCGCTAAGGCGACCTCTTCATTTAGCTATTTTCTAGCATATATTCTTTTGCATCTTTAATGGCTTTATCCATTCTCTGCAAAGAAGACTTTGGCTCTGCAATGCTTCGCACTGTGCAAATCTCTTTAATGAGCCCTCTTGCGATTACCAGCTCTTCATACAGGCTTGCAATAAGGTCTCTTTGTTTTTGTGAATCCATAACAACCTCGTCTCGTTGCTTGTCGGGTTATTGGTTGTAGGTGGTGACGATTCCGCTTTTCGGGAGCGACCCTAGCCACTGACAATACAATTAGGTGTGGTGGCCGGTGCTGCCACGGCATTCTGATACTTCAGAACGGCGGGGGGGGGCCGAAGTGAGTCTGGTTTCCGGCTTGCCCGTTTCTCACGGGACGCTTTGGCGCGCAGGTCAGCATCCTGCATTCACCACGAATTTACTCTATCACACTCTGGCATCCTTAAACGCCTGCGCGTCAAGGTTGCGCAATTGGTCAAGCGTCAGCCACTCGCCCCTGTCGTTGTAGAACTCATCGGGAGACATGCCGCCATCACGAATCAGCCTGGCGCGCGTTTCTCCGACAATCTCAGCTTGTCGCGTGAACGACTGCCGGGAGAACCAGTCCTGGTAATTCGTGTCAGCCGGAACCTGTCCATCCATGCTGGCGCGTGAGCTATCCTTGATTTCGCCGAATTTAATACCCAATTCCTCGGACGATTTCAGGATGTAAGTTTCGGTGCTCCGACAGCAAAAGTGGATTTTCCCCGGCCCCTGCAAATAAGGCACCTTGTGTCCTATCGGTTTGTTATCCAGCGTGTACTTGAGTCGGTCGCGGATCCGACAATCCTTTGATGTCCGGTTATCCAAAGTGGATAACCACTGCTTACCCTTCAGAATGTCGTCGTTCGCCGACGCAAAGCTTTGTCTTGCTGTTGATGCAAGATGCCCTACTGCCGTTTTTGCAATGCTGGCTGCATTGGCCCGGCTCATCTGCAGCGCACCATCCTGGTAACCACGATTAGCATGGCCACGGACCTTTTTTGCGATTTGCTCCTGCGTATCGCCCAGCAGGAATCCCTGCCGCACCGTATTGGATATCCGCGCCATCCGATCAGCTTCGAGGTTGCTGGCCCATTCACTCAGCAAACGTCCCTGGAATGGACGCCCCATCGCCGCGGCATAAACCGCATCCGGGGAGATGCCCACCAGCGGATGAAGAGCAAGAACATCGTCGGGAATGGCAAACTGGAAGAGGCTCATCTGAAAAGTGGCTTCGTGCTTCGCCAGTTCCTGCAACTCGGCAGTAAGAGCTGCATACATCGACTGAATCGCATCCTTGTTTATCGCCCTGACGCTTACCAGTAACGCTTCCAGCCTAGAAACGGTAAAGCTCTCAGCGTCCAGCGTATCAATAGCCACCAGCAACCTTGCGGTAAGTTCGGCGTCGCTGTCATTCAGGACTTTTATCATCCTGTTGGCAACGCCGGTGCTGTAGCGACTAACCCATATAGCGTGGGCTATGGATTCATCATGCAGTTTGTCATTCGCCGTTGCCATTATTGCCACCAATCAGGTTAGGCGCGCCGTTACGAATAGCGTCAATGACAGTTTCAGGGTCGTCAGCAGGATCTATCAGGTCAAGCCTCTGCAGAGCTCTGACCATATCAGTGTCGCGAATCGCACCGTACTGCCAGGCATTGACGATTGCCGTTACCATGCCGGATTCTGCGACTTTGGCGATAAACTCCTGATTGATGCTGTAACGATATTCCTCGCCTTTTATGCCGAGATATCTGGCGCACCAGCCGAGCGCCAGCGTATAGGCCTCCGAGACATTGGAAACGCAAATGCCGAGCACCGATGTGGATGCGGTTTGCTCGCCGCTGGATTGCGTGGCGGTTTTAACCGCGCCGTTCTGCTCGATAAGCCGGGCGCCAAGCTGAACAGAATAATCACGCTTACTGTCCATCGCCTCTTTAGCCAGGGTGTTTGGTTGCGCCTGAGCATAGGTAAAACTCCCCTCCTTCGGCAGCAGGAATGGAGAACGAGAACCGACACGAATTCCCTTATCCTGCAGCCAGTCACGCCAGGCGGTATCAAGCCCGGAAATCACCGGCTGAACCTGACCGCAGAAAAATACGCTGTCTTCGTAATCCGCCGAATTTCGATAATGACCAAGGTTAATTTCAACGAGGGCGGCTAAAGGCGACTCGTCGATGGTGGGATCATTATTCTGCGCACCAACGAAGGTAAAGGGGATCTCATCCCAGAAATCCTCACCTTTTGGCTTAGGATGATACTCGGAAGTGACGGAAAAAGAGCCTGCGTCAGCTGACTTTCGCCATACCCGGCAGACAAACTTTCCGTTCTCCAGAGCCAGTTCGCGATACTGGATTTCATCCTCGTACGCAAAACCATCTTCCTTTTCCATGCATTCGCGTAAAACCACCAGCACCAGTTGATCACGCCCATTGATGCGTTTGGTGCGCCAGTTAATGATGCTTTCCGCCTGATAACGAAGGATGATCGCCTCGTCGGTCTCAGCTGCATAATCCGTATAAAGCCCCTCGCGCGCGGCCTCCAGAATATTTTCTGTAACCTGCTGGGACTGCTGATAAATGCTGGCACCAGCACCATCGGCGTTGTCACGAAGATAATTCAGTTTATCCGGCGCGGTCATGGTCGGGTCTTTTCTGAATGCCAGCCCCAGTAGACCCACTTTTGTATTGCCCGTTATCGCGTAGAAAACGGCGCGCTGAATGTAATCAGCATTGCGCTTTTTATTGCGTGCAGACTTATCGGACGGATCCAGAAAAGGGAGGTATTCATTCCCGGCGGCCTTTACAGCATCAGCCCCTTTGCACACGTCACGAATTTTTTTCCACACGGGCATTGCCGCCCTGACCTCAGGGCGAACGTAAGTAATATCGTTATTGGCCATCAGAATGTCGTGTCCAGTGAAATAGAGAATGCAGGTCGAACGATTGGGAATTGCTTCACAATGAAGTAACCGGCAGCATCGTTGGGGTGATCGTTATCGCTCTTTTTATCCGGCTCGCCATTTTTATCCCACACCTGTTGTTCCAGGCAGTCGGCATAGACCGGGCAACGGGCCACATTCACCTTGTACCGGCGATCGCCATTACCATTGCAGAACATGGCGTTCATGGAGTTAATGCGGTCCTTTACCGGCGGGTTAGCATCATCAACGATGACGTTAAATCCGGCCTGCCGGAGCTGCTCAATATCTGTTTTGCTGGCGTTGTTTGACTTCCTGGAATCACCAGAGGCATCCGGGTAAATATAAATCTCGCGGACCTTGCGGTAGTCACCGTCGGCATACAGCCAGAAACGTTCCTTGATGATGCGTATCATGTCGGGCGTATCGTAAGCGTTGATAATCTCTGTTACCGCGTGTGGTAAGCCGAGCCGCAATACATGGACGATCCCGGCCATCTTCCCGACGTTGAAATCCATCCCGATATACAGCGCTTCACCTGGCTGCTCTTCCTCACTGGAATTATTCAGCACTCTGTCGAACTGATGATAAATGGTGCCGCTGGTCAGGTTAGTAAACTGGCCGTTCAGATATGCCTTGATCAATTCCGGCGGGTAACTCGCCAGAAGCGAAGGAATATAGTCATCCGGCAGGTTCTTTTCGTTGTCGAATGTCGAAGCCTGTACCAGACCATACATCGACCTTAGTTCAGGCTTTTCCCTCACAGCCTTAACAAACTGGTTATAGACGAACTTAAATCCTTCAGGTGTGGTAGTCACGTCAATGCCATTACGCAGACCATCAACTTTATAACGCATACGCGCGATTATTTTTCGCCACGCCTGACGCGCCTTATCCGCTTTCAGAACGTCGAGTTCATCCACCAGCGCATTGCCGATTTTAAAGCCTACTATCGTGTCGGGCTTTTCCATCGACCGACAAATTGTCGTGCCGCGGTACTGGCGCCCACTGTAGAAATGGACCTCTTTGTTGCTTTCAACGATTTTGACTTTCAGTCCCCAGTCGTGAGCAACTTCTTCCACCGTGGGGTAGAAAATATCGCGGATCTGAGGATAAGTCGGGGCAAAGTAGCCCTGGTTTATTTTGGGGAACTCCCAGAACCCTTTGCATATTCCACCGCAGCCAACCCATGTCTTACCGGATCCAAAACCAGCTACATAGGCTTTAAACTTCTGCTGCATAGCCAGAAAACGAGCCTGGGGAACGTTAAGCGTCGGAGCTATCGCCATCCTCTTCCCTCACTCGCGCATCGACTACGTTGATATTGATCGCAACTGGCGTTGGTTCGTCATCTTCCGGGTCAGCGGCCAGCTCTTTACGGAGCTTGTCGATCTCCAGCTGCCGGCGCTCGATTTCAATCTGCTGTAGACGCTGGGTGAACTCACTGTCAGCCAGGCCGAGACGTTTCATCACCGCCTCGTACATTCGCTCGCGGCTGATAGCGGTTATCTCCACGCCATTCTTCCCGAGCTTAACGCCGGAATAGGCAAGCGCAGCATCAGGCGCCAGCTTGCGCGTATCGGCGAAGAATGGCTGGCCGACGCCATCACCATTGCAGCGAGGACATTCCGGGTTAGGTGCGCTGGTGTGGTTGTAACCGTAGCCGCCATCATCCAAAGGCTCTCGACGTTTACGCTCAAGCGCTTCAAGCCGCTTCTCTTCGTACTCCACCGCATCGCGCCATTGATACTGGTGACCGAAGCCCCAGCAGTAGCGGCAGCTCCCGCGGCGATACTGAGAAAGTTGGTTGGCGTCGAATGTTGCCAGCCGCCACATCTGCTCAAGCACTTCATCAGCGCTGCCAAGCGTGCGCACAATGGATGCTTTCTGCTGCTGCGCAATGGCCTGCGCAACTGAAGTTTTCTGAAGCAGCTGATAGCCAATTTGTTCAGCAGTCTTCTTGCTGTACCCGGCACGGATAGCGGCCTGCGTGGCGTTGTGGTCCTTCAGGTATTCTGCGACAAATAAACGTTGCTGATCGGTGAGGCCATCATCATCCACCAGCTCTTCTGCGCACTTTTCCTTTTGCGCAGTGCGCAATTTCTTCTGCGCAGGTTTTTGCGCAGTTTGCGCAGTGGGTTTCTTGATGTATCGGCGGGCAGTAGCGTAATTCAGTCCCTGCGCTTCACACCAATCCTTCGGTGATACGCCGGTTGCGGCATGATCGGACAGGAACCGTTGCTGAAGCTCGCCCCAGTCCGGTTTTGCCATGGATTATTCCTATTTAACGTGAAGGAGAAAAAGGAATTACTGATTCTCCATAAAATATTCACTTTTATGTTTTGGAATTAAGGCTCTTTAGTTCAGGAGTTATTATGAAAAGAATTATGCTTGTTGTTTTTGTTATCTGTGGTGCGCTGTCTCTTTCAGGATGCATTTTGCCTCCGGGAGGCCCGGGCGGCGGACATGGTGGTGGTCCTGGCGGCGGGTTCTCACATGGTCCGGGTTTGCGTTAATAACAGAAGGCCCTTTTCAGGGCCTATTCGTATCAGTTGGTATCAGTCGATACCTCCTTTCCTGAACGAAAACAATACTTCCATAGGCACCAACTGTAATGCCTTAGCTGGCCTGCTCAGCTGCGGTATCAAACAGCGCCAGCGCTTCGGTCGCTTCCTGAATCGCTTTACGGGTCTTCGAGACAATCTCACTTTCAGTGAAGACGCGATCGAAAGAGTCAGCGAATAGCTCAGCTTTCAGATTGCTATCACCAACCCAGTCAATGGCCAGCTTGGCCGCTGCGGTGTCGTAGTTAACTTTCTTGATGATATCCAGGCGGATTTGCTCGGATGTGGTGATCTCTGACATGTCTTACCTCTGTGCGATGTGGGAAATATTATAGAAACCACTCGGCAGAATAGCTTCTGTAATGCTTTCCCACTATCCGAGGGAGTCACTCTTATGCCCTTGAATTGCTGTCAACCGTCATTGCGGTGCTTGTCGCAGCAGCCTGAGCGGTCCGTAATTATGCTTGCACATCCGCGCTTACGACATGCGGGGGAATTAACGGTGGCATTGGTTACTACTTAGCATTCGAGGCGCAATAAAAAGCCCCGCACAAACGGGGCTGTAGATTCAGATAAATGGTTTGGCTACTGGTAGCTATCTGCAAAATGCCCTTCGATCTGAGATCTGACATCAACAGCTTCGTCTAACTTTAAGGAATCATGGCCCTTAATATGGAAATGAGGCTCATATGCATAAATCGTAATAAACGCATATGATCCTTCATCTCCTGAAAAAATCTCATATTTGACGCGAGAAAGACCGGTACCAACTAACATGTATGTATCCAGAAGCTTATGGGTATTCATCATCCATTCCTTTTCCTTTAAAAATCCTTATCAGCATACATGAATTCGATGGATGACGGCAGCTATGGATCCTTACAGACGTCGAAATAACCTCAATATCAGAGAGTCAATACCCACGCAGCCCCCCAAGAATGCCAAAAAATAAAGCGGCAATCAGCCACGCAAGCGCAGCCTTCTTCATTAACACTCCGTAAAATGCTATGGACATTGCCAGACACAGTGTTATAAAAACTGGCCACATAGTTAATAACAAAAACAAATAACCAAATAATCCACTATTAATAGTTATATTCACTACTGACTTAACCCTGACGTTCAAAATATGAACTGCATCTCATGACAGCATGCAATCTGCTTTTCCTGGTGAACTATAGCATTATCTATGGCACTCAGTGAATGCTCGATTCCTCAGTTGCTGAACTCCGCTAATTGATACACGCCCGCTACGCTTGTTATATCCGAAATGTTACCTAAACTAAGTTATGACTTTGCTCTGCCATGACAAAGTCTGCCGTTCTACCCGTGAGCTCAGGGATGAGCCACTCTCAAGCCTTCTAGGCTCTCAGTTTTATTCTCAACCAGTAGATAATAAACCAACTATGTGGCTACAATCCGCCATTGGCTGGCTGTTCAGCACCCCGTAGTTTTGGGATTTCCTCCACGGGGTTTTTTATCAGGCTTTAACCCGATCTTTCGGTTTAGCATTATCGAAGCCCCTAGCTCAGGAGCTTCTGTAATGCCTACTGCTGGACCCTGTGTTCGTAACGGGAAATGGTCTTGCCGTTTGCGTTCATCACATAGGCAACCTCTCCCTGCTTCAGGAATACGTTCTGGTCCATTCCCGATACGGCAATACTCTGCTGGTTGGGGTTGAAACCAACACTCAGGCCACAATGGATTTCTTCGCCACCATCTGGTGACATCACTTTTACTGTTAACATGCTTCTTCTCCTGCTTCTGGTAATAAAAAGCCCCGCTATTGCGAGGCCTTGGTTAGTCATAATTTCGGACAGTTGGCCTGTACCGATTTGTTGTGCGCCAGAATGTCGCGCTTGGTCTGCATATCCATCACGTCAATATCGTGGTCGGTCAGGTAGATGACCCTCACCCAGCTGCAGGCCGTATCAACGACTACCGGGGCGGGTAAATCTTTCGCGCAGCTCGCGATCAACATCGTCATCGCCCATACGCTTAACGTCTTCCTGTACATCACTGGCCCCTTTCACAACTTCCGCCTTACGTTCTGCCGCGGCGACGGTGGCGGCGGCGTTCTCTTCGGTACGCTGCTGATCGGCTTTGGCTTCCGCCTTACTGGTCCCGCGAGCGTGGCCGATGCCGAACGCGCCAGCGATAGCACCCAGGATGACAACCACCAGCCCCGCGATTGCTTCGATTCCCATGATCACACCACCAGTACCGCTTTTGCTTTCAGGAAGCGGGCGCGCCGGTCATCTATGCCGTTCTGTCCGCCGTTGATAATCTGCGTGACGCGTGCAAGGTCACCGGGATAACGCAAACAGCCGCGTGAGGCATAAAACCAAGCAGCACTGCGCGCCGCATACTCATCCTGGGCCAGCAATTCAGGCTGTTTAACCAGATCAATCTTCAGAGCATTCCCGCAGTCGCGGTAATTGTTCAGGCCGGTGATCTGGATGAGCCCACGCCCTCGGTAAAACCAGCCGTCTGTTGCCCCGTTATTACCCATGCGTTTGCTGTACACCAGGTTGGCGATCGCTCTTTGCCTCTCCAGTGGCAAAGAGGGCTCACCCTGACGGCGGCCGAGCGAATTAGCCTGACCCTGCGTCAGCCGCCCGGCGCGGACAAAACTATTCAACCCGGCCACGCTATAATTGAAGCTCTCAACAAGCTGGGTAAATCCCGTGCTTTCATGCCCTACCTGGGCAATGAACATCGCCTGATCGATAGCTGCTGTTATGCCAAACTCTTTCATCGCGGCTGTAATATGCGGAAACCAGCGCGCAGCTAACCCGGCGCTGATACCAGCCGCCTTCTGGAATTGTGTTTGATTCATTAGTGCCTCAGTGTATCGACCAGACGCGCCACGTTACCCCGTGCCCACAGCACGGCGGCGCATATCATTACGTTTGCCATTACCACCAGCCAGTGGGACTGTACGTAAAGACCGAAGATAAATTGGAAAGGAATGCTCGCGTAAATCAATACCAGCAAGTAAGCAAGAATGGAGATACCAGGGCGATGCCTGGCACCGCGACGTTGATAAAACATCAAAGCGCAGACAATAACGGCACATATCACCGCATTGACCAGCGCTGCCGGGTCATTTATTACCACTCGAACCTCCTCCCCTTAATCGGGAAAGTAATCCGAACAGGCTGCTCAAGTCCTGGCTGTTAATGAAAGTCAGGACCTTGATGGTTACAGCAGATGCCACCACCGCACCGAGCGCATCAAGCGGACGATCCGTATAGCCTGTCCATGCAGTAAATTTTGAGCCTAATAATCCTGCAGCCAGAACACCGACAATAAACGACGTCATGAAGTAAGCTATTTGCCTTCCACGTGTCAGGTTTGCGGTCGTAGCCACGTAAAACACTGCGCCGCCAAAAGCCCCAAATACCACACCAAAATCGGTATGGGTGATAACGCCATATATGACGGAACCAATTAAACCGCCACCAAAAATCAGGCCGGTACCAGTTAAAGGATCGGACATTAAGCCCCCTCTTATTGCTGTGAGTCCTCTCAGAATTGAGGGGAAAATGAAAAGGCCGCGCATAAGCGCAGCCTCAAATGATTTGTTCCTCAGCTTGCCGAGGAGCCTTATTCATGGCGAAAAAAAGCCCGCTCAGAGGAACGGGCAGAAAGTAGGCATTCTAGGTAGTAACAAACGAAAACGCACCTAATAGTCCGAGCTACCGATTTACCAGGAGAGCGCTCGCTTTTTCCGTTACTGCCTTTTAAACATAGCTGGAGAAGCCGAAACGGCAACCCACAACCTAATGTCTTAGTAGTATTGCATGGTGCCGGGTGCCTCCCGGTGAGCATGTCCCAGCCGACATGACTCGCGCTGCATTTACAGATCACTGTAAGTGACTGGTCGCCCCACCGCACAGGGGGATTCACCACATGAATAGATTAACAAGATGTTATTTTTCTGGTCAATAAGATGTAAGCAAATGATGGCATGCAGTTTTCTTATTGCTGAGCTAAACCAGAAATCTGGTTCAGGGCTCTGCGCGGAGGGCTTTAACGTGTCGTGCGGCACGTCTCTACCCAAGAGCCCTGACCGGATCGCAGGCATAAAAAAGCCCCGGCGGGATGCCGAGGCTAATTTTACAAACTGGTATGTGACTATCATCTTCATGCCGCCACTTAAAGTTAAGGCAGCATATCAAAGTAGACTCAAATATGACGCATTTAATTGACTTTTGCAAGACCCTGCTGCGAAAAAGTCGCTTTTTGTTGTGATCGTGTTCTCACGACACAGAGAAGAGAGTCGCTATCAAGCCGCTTAAAAATGGCGCACATAGTCCGCCAGTAATCAGCGTAGTTATGGCACCAGTTATCAGGTTTAACGCCACACAGGGCTGCAAGATCCTGGTGCTGGTATACATACTTACCCGCCAGCTCTGCTTTCACGTCCTGCGCTGCCAGCCATATCAGTTTCTTCAGCCGCTGCATCGTCTTGCCGGCCACTTTCTTAGCGCCGAGTTGATCACGGAATTCTTCCCATGCCCACTGTGTTATCGCTACCTGATACTCAAAGCGGATATTGTCGCTGTAGTTCCACAGCAGCCAGGCTTTCTGATGCTCTTCCAGCGACAGCAGAGCCCGGCGCCAGCTTGCCGTCGAGTACTCAACGGGCAGAACGAGAGCGATTGATGAACCTTTTGCGCGCGACTGCTGCCCGGGGATTGGCGGGCTGGATGGGTTTACCATGCGGCCTGTTACCGGATCGGCTACTTTCTTCCTTCCCCGGCTGCGCGCCGTAGCGGTGAATTGTGCGTTCTCTGCAAAAGCAACCAACTGTCCTTTCGTCGCACCGCTCAGATCCGCGGTGGCCACTATCAGCTGCTGGCGAACATACTCAAGGTACTGGGTATTCATGCTTTCTCTCCTGAAGCCTGATAGATGCGGACGAAATTCTTCAAAATTCGGTAGTCAACCAGTACGGTGCCACGGTGCCGGCATAGACGCAGCTTTTGCCAGCGGTCGCGGATGCGTTCGATAACGTCACGGCTCATGCGGCCTCCTGATGGCGGGCGCGGCGCTTTTCCAGCGCGCGGGCTCTGCGGGTGAATATGGATTTGATTCGCTGCAGGTAGGGAATATCGAACCGGCGCGGCTCGTTATCAGACTCAAGGCGCTTTACGCGATCCAGGCCAATGCGTTCAATCAGGTGAATGCGATATTCAACAGCGTTGCCGCTCAACTGCCGGTTGCAGCGGGTGCAGGCGGAGTGGACATTGAACACGTTGAATTTCAGGTGCGACGCCGCACCACGGGAACGGTAATGACTGGCGTCAATTGCGCTGCCGGTCAGGTAGTTGCTCTTACCAATAAGCGGGTTTCCGCAGCTCACGCAGGGCTTACCTTCATCACGAATGCGAATATACCGGTTAAAGGCTGACTGAGCCTCTTTATCCCATTGGGCCTTTGTCTTGAATGACTCTCGCTTGGCCCGGCGACGCTGGCGACCTTCCTTTTCGGATTCGCGCTGGCGCTTCACCGCCCTGGCCTTCGCCGCCTCCCGGGCTTTTGCTGTCTGTTTTTTGCCGATCGCGCTGGCGCATTCAAAACTGCATACCACCTGCCCCTCCCGGGCAGGATGGAACCATTCGCGGCAGTGGGCGCATTTACGGCGTGCTGGTTTACGCATGTGGCCTCCTTGCTCTCAGGCGTAGCCACTTCTTATCGACCAGGCGGGCGGTATAGTCTTTCAGGGTCGGTATGTCGGAAGGCTTAACTTCGACCTTGCGCTTGCGGCGCGCCGGCACGCGGAAGATGCCGCGCTCCATTACTTTGGCGAGAAGACATTGCATAGCCATCACCCCGCAAAGCTCAGCAGCTGACTGGCGGCGTTTTCAGCCTCAGCTGGCGAGTGGAACTTGCGACGCAGAATGTAGTTCCAGAGCACATTCAGCACTGATTTGTAGACGCCGTTAAACTGGCTGTCGTCCATGCTGGCGAAGGAGATCGACTTTGCGACACGACGACGGCTGCCGTCAGGCATCTGGTATTCGTCGTAAAAGCCAGCCTGAATGGTTGCCCACTCGCGGAAGGATTCGAAGTGTTTCAGAAGCGCCATATCGCGGGAACGAGAAATACCGACAGAGGAGAGATACATCTCCGCGGCGTTCTGGAGCGCAGCGCGCTGATCGAAGTCAGATGAAAGGAAGTCGATAAACCCGGATATGAGGGCGCGCTCAGCGGGCTCAATGAGGCCACCGGAAGGCGTCCAGTAGTGATACCCGAGAGTCAGAAGTTTGAAGAACTTCTTGTGGAATGCGTAATTCCGGGGCTTGCGGAACTCACCGCAAAGCAGTTGCCCTACTGGGATAAGTTGCAGGTATTCGCTGGTTCCCGGCTCTGCAGGAATCAGTACGTTTTGATAACTCTTCTCAAATTGCAGTGTTTGCGCCATGTGTCCCCACTTGGCGCCGGGGTAAAGTTGTCAGTTGTCCAGACTGACGAGATAATTATGACGGGCTAAATCCCGAATTGCAAAACGAGCATAGGCTATTTTTTCTCGTTCTGACTGGCCATTTCCAGATAGCGCGGATCGGATGCTCGGAGTAGCTGGATACTCTGCTCTCGGTAGTGGCGGACGCGCTCCATGAAGTAGTTTCTCAGGTGCTCTGGCTGCTCTCTGGCGACCACTTCGGCGACAACCGGCATGTTCAGGCGCTCTTTGTAGGCGACGCCGGAGGCTGCGAGATCAACGTTGACTTTGTTCTGCTCTTCTAGGCCTTTGGATGCTATGTTGTAGTTAGACATAAATATCTCTCTTAGGCTCAAGAATGAATAATCAAAAATACATCTGTATTGCTGCTTCAGTGATAGTGGCATGCATGTTTGTCATTGTCCCGTCAGATAAAATGGTTAGCGGTCAGTCTCTTGATTTTACATATAAATTCATTTGGAACTTAGGTGTTCCTGATGGGGATATATTTCCTTATGTGCCGAATGTTGGCTTTTTGATTGCCCAGATAATAGGCGTCCTTGCCATTGTGTGGTTGTTAAGTAAGGTAAAAAGATAATCAGCTCAGTTGCATGGCTGGTACATCTTTAGGTTATTGATTACTCGCCGGCAGCCAACTGCCGCGCGCTGCGCGGCTTTGCGTTCAGCGGGGGATTTAGGCATCGCCAGATCCCCGCGTCGGTGCAGTGTCGATAGCCAGCAAATGTGGCGATTCAAGATAACGAATCATCGTTTCTGCTACCTGCTGGCGAGCCTTTAAATCCTGAAGCACTATTAGTAAGACTGGCGAAAGAGACTTTCTATCGACGTTGTAGCCATAACGCTGCAGGGTGCCAATGAGGTCTGCAAGGATCTGGCTATCTGTAAGCTCATGACTCACTCTTCACCTCCTGCGGTGCGGCCGGCAGCGGCATCCAGTGAGTTGGTGTCCATGACGCGCCGGGGATCAACCAGCCGCTACTCTGCGCATCAGGGTGGCCAGGGATATACGTTGCCCATTTGCAACACCACCGCGGCTTCTCTCCCCACCAACGCCCGACCAAAACCTCATGACGACTTGGCGGCATCTGCTCGCTTACCTGAATCCATCCCTGGCTTTGCGCTGGAGTGTCGCCGTTTTGCTCCGGAGAAACGTGGTTTTGCGCCGGGCAGCAATCGGATTGCGCCGGAGATTTGGTGTGCAGCACCTGCACATTTTCGTCACTCCTGCAGATCGCTTCAGTTCCTGCACTTTTTTTTAATTCCTGCAGCATGGCGGCGCGGCAGGCGTTCCAGCCCTTCACCTCAGCGATGGCTGCTACTGCATCCACGGCGTACATGCTCAGTGTATTTGGAATTGATTTTTCCTCCGGCACTACCGGCACCGGCTGCGCGTGGCGATAGAGCGGCAGTACGGCCACATCACCATCTTTTGCTACAAATGCTGCCCGGCATTTATCGTTTGTAACATGCCATTGCTCACGATAGTGCCATGTCCACGCCACCGGCTCGCTGTCCATTGCGACCAGCGTCATGCGGGCCAACTCTTCTATTTCATCGTGACTCGGCGGCAGCGTCATTGCGCGATGAAAGTTCGCTATTAGCTCTATGCGCTCTCTGGTTATGGTTGATTTGGTCATGGTTGACTCCAGTTATCCTCGATAGCCACACCTAAACGGTGCAGCCAGTCGGCAAGTTTCAGCATCGACTCACGGTCACCAAGTCCTTCCGGAAAGTCTTTCAGTTCGATAGTCGGTATGAAACGACCGAAACTATCGCGCTCTATCGTCAAATGCTGCTCCAGAACAGTCTGATGAATGCGGCTGTTATGCCGCACCAGGTAAACGGATTTGGAGTCTTTGGCTTTAGGGTCATAGCGATACTCGGTCAGTATCATCTGGCTTCTGGTGCGATCTGTTCCTCTCCACATCACTCAGCCTCCACCTTGATGCCAGAGGCAGTTAGTATCCGCTCGACCTGTTCCTGATAACCCTGACCGCCTGCGCTAACAGCTTGCGGCAGCTTCACGGTGACGGTGCGGGACTCCAATGACGACAAAAGCGCTTTAATTTCTCCTTGCTGAAATGCAATCGTCTCCTGCGCCTTCTCCAGCGCCTCTACCAGCGCGAGGATGTATTTACGCAGCACTCGAGCGTATTGAGTAGACGGCGTGGGGTATTCGCTGATCTGCTTCAACTGGGCCAACGCATCATTAATTTCAGATTGCGCCAGTTCGGTGATATCAGTCATGCTGCACGCTCCGCCTTCTGCTTGTTGTATATGGCCCAGCTAAGGGCATCGAGTTTGCGCTGACCGGCTTTGTCGAAGAGGTGAATGCCGTTTTTGCAGGCATGCTCGGCCTTCACTTGCTCTTCCAGTTGAGCCAGTTGCTCATAGGTGAGCGTTGCCAGCTTCAGGCGGCTCCAGCCAAAGTTAGGGATACGGTTGCTCATTTGTCGGCCCCATCGCTGCGGAACATCATGATTGTCAGGTCGCCTTTAGTGGCCAGGCGAACGGTAGAGCCAGGTTCCATGCTGTTAAGCCCAAAGGCGTCATAAAGATCATTCACAGCTTTCTGGCGGCGAGATTCCTTACGACGCTTGTCCCACTGCCTCAGAGCATTTTTGGTAATCCACTGGCCTGTTTTGACCATGATGTATGCCCATCCAAGAATGGCTAAACCGGTATTGAGATAAGTGGCGATGCTCATTTGTCGGCCCCCTCGCGCAGTTGCTCGAAAAACTCCTTACCGCAGTCGATAGCGCCAACAATTACGGCAACTTCATCGCCTACAAAATCACCCTCATCGACATGCTGCTGCAGGAGACCAATGAACTCCTCAACCCCATCAGCCTTAATCCCGGCTACGATGCGGTCGGTGGCGGGGGTTTCGTCTGCAAACGTGTCGCAAATCATATGCAGGTAGCCTTCATTCGTTGGTCTGATACGGTTCATCACCCCAGCGATGAAATACTCCCGGCATTCGCTGATTATTTTTTTTGCCTCCACATTCTCCGCAGCCAGCTGCTTAAACGCTTTCGCCAGCTTCAGGAACTTCTGCTCTCTGATCGACAGCTCGCCTGCGCTCTCCAGGGAGGCGATGAGCTCGTTTACTGTTTCGATGTTCATTTTCTTACTCCCGCCAGGCACTGGTTAAAAAGATTGGTCATTGGGTTTACGCCGCCAGGACGCTGGCGATACTGAGCCGACGGATCGCTTTCGGTTACGGCTGTCGTGTCGATCAGGGTGTAGCGGTAGCTCCTGCACTCACCCGCACGCTGTACCTGGCCGTCACGGTGCATCTGCCACAGGGAGGAATTGACCACTGAAGAGTCAAGGCCGGTACCGCGGCGGATATCCTGAAAGCTGCAGCCAGGATGCTGGCCGATGAAGTTAATAACGGCTTGTTTGCCAGAGTTCTTTTTCATGACCGCCCTCTCCCCAGTCCAAATTTCGCCCGAATTTCTGCGATTTTGTTTAACCCCTGCTCCTGACTTAATGGCCGGCCACCAAGTTTTGGAATCTGCTTAACCGGCTCTGGAATCGCTTCTCCTGCGTTTAAACGACGCACCATACGCATCAGCTCATCCTGAGCCTTGCGGCGCAGCTCAGCGTCGCTGAGGCCGTTTGCGCGCATGTCTGCGTACAGTCCAGTAACCATCCAGTAGCAGGCCTTGTGCTTCAGCGTTACCGGCGTGACGTTGTGCTCTGGCCACGGATAGGACTCAGCATCCGGGTATTGCCCGCGGGTCCGGCAGTACTGGTAAACCATATCGACCAGCTCCACTGCATCCGGCAGTCTGGCAGATACGGCTGATTCCGATTTGCACCAGGCGACAAATTGACCCGGCGATGGCATGAATGGACGATCCTGTTTGCGGGCAACGCGCATTCCGGCGTTGATTTGCTCCATCGAGACAATCCCGTTTTCCTTGAACGCCAGAAGCCACTGCCGGCGCATCTCGTTCATCTCCTCGGGTGTTTTGCTGGCCAGCGCCGGGAACACAGCGAGCAACTGGCGGAACAGTTCGTTGAAGATCTCAGCAGTCTTTGCCGCCTGGCGCTTTACTGCCTGCTCGCCCTGCAGTTCAGGAAGCCCGGCAGCCACGCGCTGGAAGTTTTCCCGGTCGAAGTTGTGCATGCTTTCAGCGATTGATTTCATTCGAGCACCCCATAAATCCAGTCAGTGTTGTTCAGGTCGACTTTTGGCTTCCCGGCAACCTGAACCCCTGGCGCGCTGCGCTGCATGGTCAGCTTGTCCCACTGCTTGCGCAGCGCTTCAGGGCTCAGGATGTTGCGATGCCAGAACGAGTCTTTGCTGGCCCAGTCGTACATGGCGCAAATGTCCTGGTGGCTGCGGTTGTCGATCTGGCGCATCAGTCGAACCGTGTTTGACCAGGCGGTCATGTCAGGGGCTTTGCAGGTTGGGTTGATCATCCTGACCCTGGAGAAAATCCACTTGGCAACCCGAAGGTCTTCAGCGGTTCCCCACTTGCTTCCGCTGGGCGTGTAAACCGCAGCATCAGGATGAGCAGACAAAAATTTCTTCAGGCGGGCGTCAGAGGATTCGCCAGAATTCTCGGACGAAGATCTTTTAATATTTTTATTCTTGTTATTACCTTCTTGTTCATGTTGTGCGGTTGTTTGTGCGGATTCATGTGCGGCTTCATGTGTGGGCACCACCTTCAAACCCGCGCCATTGCTGGGCTCGCCATGTGCGGAAGTATGTGCGGCTTCATGTGCGGCTTCATGTGCGGGTAAACTGTCTGTTTTTTGAGCATACTCTGCAAAATTTGTGATGGTAATCACTCTCCCTTTTTGCTTCTCACCTTCGATAGAAATCATCCCTTCGCGCACAAAAACGGCCAGCATTCTCTCCACTGAATCGCGACTAGTAGGATTCCCTTTCCGGTCGCAAAGCTGCAGCCCTAAATCGGCCGCTGTGACCACCAGTTGACCGGGCAGCAGTGACCACTCATGACCTTTGAAAGTCGCTTTGAATGGCTGACGAGCAGCATTAAGCAGCAGGTTTTCCCACAGGGTTCTGAGGTACACATCTTTTGCCCAGGACTGCTTGAGAACGCTCCGGTACAACGGGATGTAGCCAGATTTCTGGTTTTCCATCCGGTTGCTCCTGAATTGCCCCGGCGCGGCGCCGGGAAACTTGAGTATTTCTGCGGTGTTCATGCTTCACTCTCCCAGCCGGCCTCTTTCAGGAATTTGCGATAGTTGTCCAGGATGGCGCGCGCATTAGCTGGCAGCTCAATGTCAGCCTGATCAGCGATTATCTGGAGAAACTGGCGCGCCTTTGCTGCGCTAAACTGCGGCAGCGCCGCGCTGCGGGTTAATTTCGATTTACCTGACGCTCTGGCCTTATCCATCTGGCGAATGGCTACAGAGGCCGCCTGGGGGCCGTGCTCGCGGGATAGTGCAACCGCGGTTGTTGGGGATACCTCGCCGGCACGCACCATGCTGATCAGCTCTTCTCCACAGGTCAGCAAATGCAGGTGATAGTCGACGTCGGACAGAGAACGCTTAACTTTCTTCGCGATCTCGTCCGGTTCCCACCCCTGATTTCTCAAACGCTGATATGCAGCTGCGCGTTCCAGAGCAGTGAGAGGCTTGCCCTGGTTCCGGGTAACCATGAAGGCGATACGATCAGCTTCGTTCCCGACGAAGTCTTTGCACTCAAGCCGGATGATGTCAGCGCCTGCTTTCGTCGCTTCAATGGCGCCGTAATAGCGGTGGTGGCCGTCGATAACCTTCACGCCCTTCTCGGTAACCTGGACGTCCAGCGGAGGCACCGACTCGCCGGCGATAAACGCATCGCGGAACTCAGCGACGTGATCCTGGTCGATTTCGCGGATGTTCAGTCCGGGTTCGACGTACAGCTCTTTCAGGGGAACGATAAACGTCCGGTTCACCTTAATGCCGGTTCCGTTTTTATCTTTTTGGTTGTAATGCTGGTAAAGTGAACTCATAATTACTCCTGTGAATTGATCCAGTTAATTCGCGTAGAAAGCCGTTAGTGTTGCTGCACTGCGGCTTTCGCCTTTTACGCACTTCATCAGTCCCACCCAAGCGGACCAGGGCGGCACCGCTCCGCACGCAAACCGATATCTGCCAGCGTTTCTACTGACTGCAGGTAGTGGCGGGAAACTACCCCCGCCTCCGG